ATCCAGTCCAAAGCCGCGCGGCGCGAATTTTGGACTGGGCGCTGGCTTCTACATGGTCGCTCCAAGCAATCCGCTCCGCGCCGACAGCCTGTTCGACTCGGAAGATGGGTCGCTGCTCACCAAGAAGAATGGCATCCACACGCTGTACACGTGGAGTGAGTCACAGGGCTGGACGAACGTCACAGACTTGACGACGCACATTTCGCGTTTCAAGGCGGCGATGATCTTCCTCTTCGACGATGAGGCCGACAACTTCGACGATGGATTCCGAATCGTGAAGTACATGGACCCATCATACCCTGATTCCTCGTCGATCGGGCTGAATTCAGGCACCACAACATCTTCGTGGATGCTCTCGCAGCCGTGGCACTACCATTCATTCTACGACACGAAAGCTGTTCAGGTCAATGGGCAGCCTTTCGCGTCTGCAATGGCCGATTTTGTGCAGTTCTGGAATGGTAGGGAGTGGGAACGGTGGCCGATGGGCGATAGCACATCGTTCATCTTAGCGGACAGTGACAACCCGTATTTTGTCCGCGGGCACACGCCTTTTTTTGCTGAAGCGCACACGCAGGGCACGCTGGAGCTCGATTATCCCGCGGCAGGGCGCATTGGTGGACAGACCCCCGATGATTCGACAACTGCCCGGCCACAACGCAAGTCAGGCGGCGAAACAGCAGTGCAACTGCGTCTTTTTCGCGTGCTCGATGATGGGTTGCAGGTCATAGACAACAACAACTTCCTGTACTTTCGCGCCGGGGCCGACGGCAATACCTTCGACCGGCACGACCTAAGCAAGTTGGCACCGCAGATCGTGGGGTACGCGGCGTTGGCCATTCAGGGCACGAAGTTCGGCGAACCGCGCATGCAGAGCGTCAAAAGCTACGGGCGCTTCCCCACATTGCCCATTAGCACCGATGTGCGTTTCGACATCCGCAATTTGAAAGGCACGTTCGTCGTCGATGCGCTTGGGGTGAACGTGCCTTCGTCGTGGGAGGTGCGCTTGATTGATACACACAAAACCACGACAACCACCGACGACGATACCACCAAGATCGACCCACCGTCGGAAGGCTATCGCTTCACCATAAGCACGAAACGCATCCCAACGCCTGGCCCCGCGCCGATGATCGTGGCCCAGGACAGCGCAGATGCGGGCGTGCAGCCTCGTTTCAAGCTCCTAATAGACTGACCACCTATGAAAGCACTAGATGACCACTCCGGCAAGCCATCGCTCATGCGTCGCATGAGCGTAGCAAGCTTTGTCGCCTCCCTCGTGGTGGCGCTCGTCATTATCGTGAGCGATGGGCCGGCAAGCCTCCGCTCCCCAGACATATACATTTTCACGGCATTCCTGCTCAGTGCGTTTGCGCCAAAAGCCGTGCAACGCTTCGCCGAAACATCATTCCCAAAGAGCAAACGTAGTACATGAGTCATTTCCTAAAAGACTGTGATCTTGCGCATCTGACGCTTGAAGAAGAGCAGAAAGCGATTCGCAAAGCAAAAGAGGGAGATCAAGACGCGTGGATGCTTTTGCTTCGCACGCATGCGGCTTATATCTTGAGAAGGGCTAATAAATGCAAGCGCTTTTCAAAACTAACCTTTGATGATCTTGTAAGCGAAGGCATCTGCGGTTTTGGTGATGCGCTAGACCGATTTGATCTTAACAATGGCGCGCGTCTTTTTTCGTACGCAGCGTACGTAATCAACCATAGAATTTACGGTGCGATACAAGATGAAGGATACACCGTCCGGGTGCCACAAACCTGGAGTGAGCAATACACAAAATATGATAGGGCTAGGCGTGTCCTTACGCAACGATTGCAGAGGGAGCCGAAGCGGCAAGAAATAAAAGAATACGTCAGCGATTTTGATTCTGAGGTATACGATTCAGAAAAGACCCACCGCTTAATCAAGAGTCTCGATTCAAAATTTGACGACTCTGATTCTCGAAGCCTGCTTGATGTGGTTTCTTCAACAGCTGAGAGGCCAGATGATGCGATAACTGCTTTCGAGAAAAAAGAAGAGGTGCTTAGCTACCTAGAGGTGCTCAATGAGCGTCAGAAGCGCGTTGTGCGCCGCTACTATGGTATTGCCTTTGAGCATGCTCACACATTGCAAGACATAGGGAATGATGAAGGAGTAACGAAGGAGCGGGTTCGGCAAATCCGCAACGAGGCGCTTGAAAAGCTTCGTGTTGCACTCGGAGTAGAGGAAGCAGACAATTCACAAGACAGCGAAGAGATTCAAGAGACAAGAGGCCGCAGCAACAATGCGATCCGTTACGAGGAAATGCCGGTGCTGGAGCAGCTGATGGTTTCAGACAAAACCAGCATCAACGAGATAGCAGAGTTGTTCGACGTGTCTGTCCAGACCATTTATCGTTACATGTCGCCGGAAGGGATTTGGCGGCATGAAGGTTACGTGCAGCGCCGCGAGAAGGAGAAATGAGGGTGTTACAAAAACGACCGTTTACGTAACACACTTCAGCGCCACGCATCTCGGACCTGTTTTGCGCGGTTTCGTGTTACTTTTGCTGTTACTTTTCAATCTGTAACTTTTGCCCCCTTCATTAGCTAACGTAACACATGCTTGTCGGTTACGCTCGCGTCTCCACCAAATCGCAAAGTTTGCAGCCCCAGATTGACGCGCTCGAAAATGAGGGCGTCGAACGCATTTTTACCGACGTGGCCTCCGGGGCCGACCCCGAGCGCGAAGGGCTCGCCGAGGCGTTCGAGTTCATGCGGAGCGGCGACACATTTGTGGTTTTTCGTCTCGATCGCTTCGGCCGCAGTCTCAAGGATCTGCTGAAACGCATTGAGCAACTGGAAGAACGCGGCGTGGAGTTCCGCAGCATCGCGGACGGACTCCGTACCGACAGCGCCTCCGGCAAACTCGTATTCCACGTGGTCGGTGCCATTGCGCAGTTCGAGCGCAACCTAATCAAGCAGCGCACGCGTGAGGGCTTGGATGCTGCCCGCGCGGAAGGACGGGTTGGCGGCCGCAAGAAAGCCATTCAGTACAGCGACATGCCCATCTTGTCGCGCCTAATTCGTGCTGATGACGTGACGACCGAACAGATCGCCGAGCGCTTCGACGTGACGCGCAAGACCATCTATGCGTACGTTGCGCCGGATGGGACATGGCGCGACGAGGAATACATCAGGAGACGAGAGCGTGAACAGTAATGCTGCATACCGTAGCCGATCTTCTCGGGGCGCTGTCCATCGTCATTTTTGTGGCCACGCTTTTCGCAATCGTTAGACTGATTGTGAAAGCTCGTGAGGGTCACAAGTAAGACGCTTCTTTCTCACTCAGGCGTAATAGCCTCTATGCGCAACCATGACTGTCCCCACGGGGCCTTTACACACACGCGCCCACGATCTGAAAGGAAAGCCACCTCCACAACTGGCATACCTGCGCCCGCTGCTGTATCTGATAAATTGCGTACCAAATCATCCCGTCGCTGGCGCATCCTTTTCGCGCCGTTCTCGTAGCCCCATTCGTCTAGAAGGTCGGCGGCCTTACCTGCTACTTCAATCGCTCGTGGGTCTGCCATTGCTTTGTTCGTTAGGTGTGCATGGTGTCTAAAATGAGTGCTACAGCCGCTCAAACCGTACGATGGGCTATGGCCAAGCCTTGCGGGTCTAAACTAATACTGACCAACGTGGCAAATTGCACACAAGCCATAGTAATGATCCTTATACCAAGTAACCTTTTTAACTTTATAATCACCCCAAAGATCATCCCCCTCTTTACCTAATTCAACCCAATCCCCAACTCTGGGTGGTACCCCTTTATACAGAATTTTTTCGGTCTTGTCGGGAAGCCAAGCAATTACGTGTGGCATAGCTCCCGTTGTATCTGATCGGCCAAGCACGGCAGTTTTTCCGTTTTCTGCCGTACGTTTGGCGCTCTCAACCTGCACCCGAAGTATGCCGGCTTCGCCGTCGTTGCCGGCCTCCTCAAGCGCGTCTGCCGCCTGCTCGGCTACCGTAATCAGGTTGAACAAGGCCGCCCGCAATTCAGCTCCGCTCGCCAAGGTTTGGGCTTCTGCCCGCTCGCTGGTACTGTTTTCGGTGCTCATCGTATCTGTTGCTTGTTGTAATCGGTGGCATCTATCTGCCGCAGAACCCGGCGCACTCTTACACCCGCTCAAACCGCACAACGGCCACCTCGTGCGACGGTGGAAAGCCAATCAGCTCGTAGAACTCTTCCAACGTATCGACCATTCCGCCCTCAGCTTGCAGGTCGTCTTCTGGCATGTCCGCAAGCGCCTCCCAATACGGACGCTCAACGAGCCGAAAGCGCCCGATCGGCTTCCCGCCGGCAATGGGGATCTTGTCGTACGCGTCGTGAATGAGGCGGCCCTCGTCGTACCAGCGCTGCCAGTTGGCCATGTGCGACGCCGCCCAGTCGCGGCGCGTCACGGTCTTTTGGCCGGACAAAAACTCGTCTTTCGTTAACGCGAAACTGATGATTGCCATAGCTCTGTTCAATTAATTACGCGGATCAACGTGCTCCTCGTAGTGGAAAATGATTTGCCCATCGGGCGTTATCTGGGCATAACACGCATTGCTGCCACGCACCTGCTCCGCAACTCGGTTGATCGCGTCTGCCAACACTAAGGAGTCGTCATCTTTGGCCCCCTGACTTGTACTTCCCACATCAAACCACTCGTGTGGCGGTGTCTTGTCAGCTTCTTCCGCAGCGTCAAGAAAAGCTATAAGTTTCCCTTGATGATAGCGCCGTTCTCTTTCTGTTTCTGCCGCGTCCATCTTTTCTCGTGATTCACTAGCACGCTTTCTAAGTCGCTGCCGGAGCTGTCCATACTCCGCTACCCCATTTGGCCATTTGCCATGCGGCCACGCGTCAGGAGGCTGGTACGTTTTGCTATAATACCAGCACTTGATGCTGTCTTGTCTACCGTACGTTATCTGCTGGCGTTGGTCTTTCACAGTCAGTCAATATTGTGTTCGTGTTCGGTGATAGGATGTGCTTTCTCCCATGCCCATCGGTACAACAGGAGCGCATACTGCTCGGAAAACTCGCCCACGGGGTCGGGCACTACGTGGGCAGACGCAACTTTGGGTCGGCAGCGAAACGTGAGCCCTCGGCTGGTGCCCTCGTACACAACCCCTTTGCGCACAGGGTCGCCGTTACCATCGCGGAGCAGCGAGCCGTCTGGGCGAAAGTAGGCCCCGGACGGCCGCACCGCCCACTCCACCTCGCACCGCATGCAGTAGCCGCGTGCGTGCGCCGCCTCGCCGCACCGCGGGCAGTAGTCGCCGCCGCCGTAGTCTTCGATTGTCGGTTCGCTCATGGTTTTGGTTTCTCGTTGTGTCGGCATCGTTCGATTCGCGGGCAGAACTGTGACGTTACGACGTTTTTTCGATGGCGGCATCTGCCACCTCTTTCGCTTCTTTGAGCGATAAGTCAAACTTTGCACGCAGGTCTTTGATAAAGTGTATCTCTTGGCCGTACTGCGTGATGTTTGCTGCCGCCCAATCCTCTACCGACTCTCCCAAAAGCCAGTCTGCTATCACAATCGCTGCGTCTGGATAGTCACGTCGCAGCCGGTAATACACAGCGCGCAAAGTGGCTTCGCACGCCTCTTGCGGCATAACTTCCAGTTTCTGCTCGTTTGCTGTGCTGTTTTGGTCGTTCATGTCTCAAAAGGGTCAGTTGTTCGTCCGTTATACACACCTGCTGCGCAGGCGGCTTGCCCGGTGTCGATACGTCATAGCTTCAGCATACAGGCCATCACTAGCCAGATCTTCGGCTGTGCGCTCCAACGCATCTGCCTCACGCTGAAGCTGGGCTGCACAACTGTTTTCTTCTGTGGGCGTATTGGCTGCGCTGTTTTGGTCGCTCATAATTTCCATCTACATTAACTCGGCTATTTTTTTTGATTCACGCAAGGTGAGCGAAAATCTGTTGCGAATAGCCTTTATAAGATTGATCTTGTGGCCATAACGCAACCGGTGATCCATTGCCCACGCTACAGCATCTTGGTAGCGATCTTGCGGAGTGACAGGTGCATCTCGCCACGAAAGATCCGTGGGCCATTCATCGCCCGCAAACTCTCGGGCTTGCTGATACGAAGCGATCTCCTCCACGAAGCGATCGTTTATTGGCTTCATGTGCCGCATCAAGAAGATCTGCTTGTGGCGAGACTTCAACGCAGCCGCAACCGTTTTGTGGAATGGCTCCTCCAAAAACCTCACCTCGTAAATGTGGGTGTAGCCACTGCCCAAGGTATCCACTTTGCATACGAGCCCGACACGCCGATACGGTGAGATTTTGAGCGTCTGGTCGGGGTTCACGCGAACGCGAAGCGTCGTGTACACGCGACGCGGCTCGCGGCCCGAGGCGACGCGCTGACCGGGGCGGCTAACCCAGCCGCGCTCAACGGCTTCGCCCACCGTGCAGCCAGGACCGATGCGTTCTTTCTTGTCGTCGGGCAAGTACACCGTATCGCCGCGTTCATACAACCAAAAATCTGCTGCGTCCTCGTCGGTAGCAATCGGTATCTCCTGCAAAATAAGAACCTTCATGATCGTATTCGTCATTTCAAAGTGTTGACTTTTATTGATGGGCTCGATCTAGTTGAGAAACATCGAATCGTTCGCCTGCTTTCGCTTGCGCATCGAAAAGGTACTCTTCAATCCTATAAAGACCGCTGTACTGCACCCACCAGGCGCTGATATGCCGCTCGTGATAGTACACGTAGCCGTTGCACCGATGGTGAACCACTACAATGCGGTCGCCCTTTCGGTAGGCTTCTGCGTTACGCATCGAAAAACTCACACTCTTCTTTCGTCTCGATCTTCGTAACGTGGTCGCACCATACGCACGTCCAAAATACTTTTTCGGGGGCCATGCCCAATTCCCCCGGCTCGTGCATGCCAATTTCTCCGCAGTTGTCGCAGAACATTTGTATTTCAATGGGATGGTCTTGCTGCATGGCTTCTGTCATTCCAACTGTCAGGGTCTAGGAGTAAAGAAGGGACAACTATGCAAAAATGCCCACGGTTTGCAGCGAATGCGTCGGGATTTGCAACACTATGCCCACCCATGGGAGGGCACTCATCGTCCCGAGCGCACGATTTGAACGCCATCACGCGAAGCCGCGTGGTGGCTTTTTTATTGCCTTTCCCGCCGCTAGGGGCCGTTTTTCTCATTTCGAGCGTGTTCGTAGGATAAGGGATGTCAGTCTTACTGTCAAGGTCAATCCGGGACTTTTCCGATCGACGGAACGTGAATATCGTGGCGCTTGCATTGCTCTCTGACGGTCTTGTCGTTCACGTCCAGTAGGCGCGCTGCCCCGGCCAATGTGCCCGCCTTTTCCACGGCGCGCTTGTAGTCCTCTTTGCTGTAGCCCTTGCGGCCGCCGCTCTTTTTCCGCGTCTTCGTGATCTCGAACGTTCGCACCTCTCCATCTTTTTCAATGCGGGGCGGGGCCGTGCGGTCGAACCACCACGCGGGCACTTCTTCGCGCGCTTGTTCTTCCGCTTCGCGGTCCGGCAGCTCTTCTTCGAGCCACGCCGGCACCTTCAGCCCCATAGAATGCGCCGCCTGACGCATGTCGTCCGTGGTATCCAGTTCGTGCCGCGCGTACATCATAGACTGTGCGCCGCGGCTGTGTCCGAGCCGTCCTTGCAAGCCCGCCAGGCTTCCGCCGGCGCGCATGTAGTGTACGGCGAAGGTGTGGCGCAGGTCTTTGATACGCACCGTGTCCTCGTAGCCGTCTTCTTTGCGTAGGCCGGCCCGACGCCGCGCCTTGCGCCACCGGTACTGGATCTGCCCGTAGTCAAGATTGAATACGCGCTCCCCGGACTGCTTTTCCCCTGCCAGAAGCTTCAGACAGAAGATAGCGACCGGTGCGAGGTTGATGGTGCGTTTGCGCGCCTTCGTTTTGGTGTCGCGCACCCACAGTCGCCACTTCTCGAAGTCCACGTCGCGCACCAGCGTGCGGAGCAGGGGCGTAAGGTCTACACCGGTGGAGGCCGAAAGCAGAAGGCACATCCGCAACTCCCAGTCGCTCGCACTCACAACGCGCCGCACATCTTCAGCGGTTAGCCAAATGTCGCGCCGGTCGTCCTTGCTTGGGCGATCCGCTTCGGACAGAATCTTGACGGCCTCTGCTTCGCCCAGTCGTGCGCGCAGAAGCTTGCTCGTGAAGCCCCAAACGTTGTTGCGCACGGTGTTCGGGGCGTAGCCGTCGCGCATCATGCGCTGAACGAGGCGATTGATGTTTTGCGGATCGTACATCCACGAAAGGCGCGCGTTAGGCCCTGCAATCTGCGGCCCGTCCGGCTCGGTCGTGAGGCGCAAGATGTGACGTGCGCCAATCCTGTGGTTGGGGTAGTCCAGCGATTTGGCATACGATCGGACGGCCTCTTCGAGCGGCGGGTCCTCAATGCGACGCTCCAGCTCGTGCAGCTCGTCGCGCCGCCACGCGTGGTACAGCGTAGGCAAGTCGATGATGCCGCCCGTGCCTTGGCGCTCCGGCTCCAGCGCCTCTACGAGTGCGTAGTATCCGTCCTCCCATATGCGACGCAATGCCATTTCCATGCGCTCCGCTACGCGCTTGCGCGTCGTTTTTGTGCTGAGGCGTGGGGTTTTCTTTTGCCGTCCTGGTAGCTTGATCTCGACCTTGTAATACTTCGAGTTCGAGGCAAGGAACGGCATGGGCGTCAGAGGTCGGGCAGTCGCTGGTTGTACGGGCGCTGCGCATTGCCGCGGGCCGGGTCGTCTTGTCGGGCGTCATCGCTCGCATCGTGCGACGTAGACGCTGAACGACAAAACGGCTCGGGCATCGGCAGATCATCGAGTGCGCCTTCATAACGTAACACTTCGATGCCACGAATGCGAACGCCGTTTCCCTTCCAGCTCGCTGTGGGCAACGTTCCATCCTCGCACTTCCGATAGACCGTGCTTTTTGCCAGACTCAAACGCTTCGCAACCCACGAAACGGTATACAAGCGGTGCGGGTCGACGCCTCGCACCGTGCTGAGCTCCATCATGTACTCAACGACCAGCGCGCGCATTTCGTCCTGTAGCTGCTCCGCTACACGCTCTGCAACCTGCTGCTCAAATGCGCCTGTGCTTTCGAATCTCATCATGACTGAATGTGGAGGACTATCCTATCGTGGCGCGCCGTCTTCCTTGGTGACACTATTTCACTTCACCGCTGAAAAGAGTGCGAAAGAGGGCGTGGAGCCCCGTCGAGAGGCTCGCGCGCAGCAGCTTCGAGCGAAACTGCTCGGTGCGCTGCTCACGCTCGGCCTCACGGAGGCGACGGCGTAGCTGCTCTAGAACGGTGCGCTTGTACAGGTCCGGCGACGAACGCCCGCTCTCCCAGTCGGAAAGCGTTGTTTGGTGCACGCCAAGAACTTCGCAAAAGTCTACTTGCCTTAACCCCAGATCGCGCCGCAGCGCTCGTATTTCGGCCGGTGTAGTCATCGCGCCCCCCTTATGCTCTGATCTTTTCTTACGTACTGTATGGTGCGTCATCGGCCACCGCCCTGTTTTGATTCTTAACTTGGTGCCATTATATTAACGATTCAGTACACATGCAAGACCTGCTTTTGCGTTTCAATGCTGCTTTTGTGAAGAAAATGAGAATGACAGGGGCTTCTTCGGAACGTATATAGCCGATTTGGCTATAATGCGGCGAAGGAAGGGCAGAGACGCCCGCTCACTCACACTCACACAGCTGATTCGAGACGATGAAAACTCGAGATAAGATTTTTCCTTTCATGCAAGTTCACTTTGGCGACGCTTTTGATGACATGATTGACGATCTGCAAGATGAGGTCACTCATCATGTACAGGCGACGCTTGAGGACAATGCTAGAGCGCCACGCAAGCATGGTAAACTGCATGCTGAAATGCGCAGGCACGTGAAGAATGCCGCTGACAAGCTGGCGCTGGCGTATCTGCAAGGCAGGGTGGAGACAGATGAGAAATGGGTCTACGGCATGAGTGTCGCGGAGGTGCATGAGAATGCCACAGCGGCATTCGAAGACACGCTTCAAGACGCTGTTCGGACGTTTTTTGAGGAGCGTCGCGATGAAGGAACAGCTGAAGAACTCATCGCCAAGTACGTCACCGCTGGAAAATTTTCGGATCGCGATTATCGTTACACTGATCTGTTCAAAAAGGCAGTACGAAGTAAGCGTTTCCCAAACTCGTACCGCGAATAATTTTTTCCGCCTGACGAGCACCCGGCTGGCTACTGGGCGAAACGGGGCGCAAGCCCCGTCGCGGGAAGCCCCGCTTCACTCACACTCACAACCGACACCGACCGACTCATGACCGACCGAGCAAAGACCTACAAAACCGCACTGGCCAACAGCTACTACTGGGTATCCTACCACATCAACGCGCCCTCCGAGGACGCCGCATGCCAAGAGGCACGCGAAATGGCTGCCACCGGCGAGCTAGCCGATCAAGCCAAAGAGGAGTTTGAGATGGCACAGGCTGATGACCGGTTTGAGCCGAAGCGAGAAGAGTACACGTACAAAATTTCGCTCGTGGAGGAAGCGGATTACGACCCTCTCGCGGAAGATGGAGCGCGCATGGTCGACTCAGGCGGCAATGGCTGAGCTCGCTTAGCCACCACCCTCGCCCCCCCGCCTGACGAGGCCCGCTCGCCACGGGCCGAAACGCCCCTTCGGGGGCGTCGCGGGAAGCGTCCCGCTCTCACTCACGATCATAAACCGACCCGACACCATGACCGACGCAAAAGAAGCACGCTACACACTAGCTGGCCGGCACGCCAACCGCTCCTCCGCGGACTCTTTTTTCGAGCAGGTGCTAAGCGAAAGCTACAGCACCTGGGACGACGCTGAAACTTTGAGTGAGTTGTCGTACGAAGAGTATTTCGAAGCGACGATGGCCGACGGCGCGCTCTACAACTCGCCTGGCTTCGAAGACCTCCTGATCGCCTCTGATGAGAAGGAGGAGGCGGAAGCACTTTTTCAGCGCGTGAACGCGCGCTGCTACATAGCGCACCTTGAAGAGAGCGCTGCGGAGGAGGGCGACCTCCACGTCGTACAGACCGACGGGCTTGGCCACTCGTCCGGCTACCCTTACCTCATCGCCTCTTTTGATGACGAGGAGGCGGCAGAGCGCTTCTGCGGTGCTCTGGAGATGGAGTACGATGACAACTCCTACAGCATCTACAAAATCGAGGGCGACAGCGTATTCGATTACTACACTGGCCAGCCCGTCGATTATGATGCGTAGGCCATACCAGCGCCCCCGCCCGGCGGCCGCGCGGTTTGATTCCGCGCCGGGGGCCTACAGGCCACGCAGCGCGCCTGCAAGCCGCTGCCTCCCGTTTGACCCGCCCGCTTTATCAATCACAATCACAAGCACAACACTTACAACATGACCGACCTAGAAACGACACGACACGAGCAGCGGGAATCAACGCTGAAACGCTGGCGCGAGAAGAACGAGATCCACTTTCGTCACATGGAACGCCTCATCGAAAAGGATCGGGAAAGGGCGATGAAGCACGGCGACTTGTGCGACCATTACGCCGACGCCATCGCCTACCTCGAGCAAGGGCGCACGATTCGTGAGATCAAGCAGATGTTACCTGACATTGTGTGACAAAACCAAGGGTCACGCTTTATCAATCATAACCACAACACTCACCCCATCACTTATACCCCACACGCCCATGAGCGAAGCAGCCAACCAGCAGGTGCCAGACGAACACTCAGACGAATACAACGAGCGCTACCAGCTCAAGTCAGAATCGTACTACACCATCGAGCAAATTGCCGAAACCGCTAGGGCCCTCTATAAAAAATCCGGGCTGACGCAAGAAGAGATTGCGGAACTTGTAGCAGACAACCGTGGCCCCAACGCGCACGTCACTCAACCATCCGTGGCGCTGGCACTGGATGGCAAGAGAAGATATGCCGCGCTTATGTGCGACATCATCGAGCTCCTTGCTACCTTCGCGCTGGAAATCGAGCGCGAAGAACCCGGGCGGCAAGGCAGCCGGCCGGTGCACTACATCAAATGGAATACGTAACCATGAAGACCCAGCCGCTTGAAGACCTGACAGCCCGCACGCGCGACATCTTAGAGAACGAAACGCTCACCATGAGCGCACTCGCCAAACGCTTGCGTTGCTCGCAGCGCCACGTGCGCCGCATCCTCAACGATCTCCGGGCCGTGGTGCCTGTGGCGGAAGGGCGCGACGGCCGCCAAAAGACCGTGACGATCCCCGCGGCGCACTGCCGCACGCATCTTCCGGTGTACCTTACGCCGGCGGCTGTTGAGCGCCTCATCGAATTGGCGAAGGCTGATGACACACAAGCCGCTAAGGCGGCGCTAATCGATCTGCGCCATGCGCAGCGCGCGCACTGACGCTGCACCAGGCATCCTCTACACGAACCCAAACAAGCGCCCGGTGGCCTATCCATCCGCCGGGCGCTTTCTGTTTACTCAACGCCGCGGAAATCGACACGCAGCGTGGTGCCCGATACGGTGTACACCTCTGTGTACACGTCGTCCACCTCTAACACGCCGTCTTGCTCAAAGCTGGATGGGTTGATAATCTCAGTTGCAATCAGCGGACTACTGCGAAATTGCTCACTCACCACGCCAATTTGAAAGCGAGAGGCCGCATCAACTTCCATTGTCCCAAATTGCAGCGGGTACTGTGTGGTCGCACGCAATGTGCGCGTTGCCGCTGTCGCAAGGCGTGACTGAAGAAATGGATTATAGGCATCGACGAAAATGTTTGTGGGAAGATCAGGGTACGGACCGAATGTGTCAATGGCACTGATGGAAACAGTAATGCGAAGCGCATTCGCTTCGGGCGGGCCGGACGGGCCGCCGCTGTCGCAGCCCGTCAGTACGAGAAGCACGGCAAGAAGAGCGTAGCGCATAGGGGTTGCGTTAAGCATTGCGAAGTCGGCTAGTGACTAAGGAGATCATGAGCGATTTACTGGCCTCGACGATTACACGCGCAATCACCTCGAAATCGCCGGTTGATGGATCAAACGTGTGCGGTGCTATGTCGGGGTTCAGGCTAAATGCCGTGACGTGCCCGTTTTCGTGGCGCAGACGCTTGATGTACAGGTGGTCGTTGCGACGAAAAATGTACACCTCGTCGTCCTTCCAGTCTTCACCGCGGAGAAACACGCACGGCACATCTTCCCCGTCCGTGAAGACTGGAAACGCACTATCCCCATCTACACGGAAATAACCAATATCGTTCTTCCGGCCCTTGAAGGTGCTGCGCCACTCCGATTCGCTGACCACCACCTCACTGCGCTTCTTGACGGGCAGCCGGCCGGGGCCGGCCGATACGATGCCAAAGTGTGGCACCGCTACGTCGTCGTCGTAAACGCCATGGGCTTTAACACCCACCTTTTTCTTGCGCATCTCGACAGTCGAAGCAGGTGGGTCGCTGCGCTTAATCGATTCCATTTCGCCTTCACCCGTCATCAGCCATTCAAAACGAATGTGCGTGGCTTCAGCAAAGCGTCGAATGTCCTCTTGATTGCTACCGTGCTTGCGCGGTGGATCATCTCGTAGCTTCCAAGCACTCAACGTGCTTTGGTAAATGTCCGCTTCCTCACGAACTTCACGTTCGAGCTTGCCAGAATGGTCTATAGCCTGCCGAATTCGGTCGCCAAATTTAGAACTTGACACAATGTTCACGTTTTTGATACAAGATAGTGTTGACTTGCACCCAACATATGGTTAGCCTGTCAGGCGCACTCGGATCTAATAGAATGAAAGGCATCCAAGATGGAAGGGCAAGGCTTGTTACTGCGTCGTCGCGGGATGGACATAAGCGAAGATTTTCTGGAGGAGAGTGCGGGTGAGGTCATATACGAGGAGATCACATCGCGCATAGCGTCTCTGGAAAAGAAAGTCGATTTGTTGTTGGAAGCTCACCAAGAGATTGTGAGCGTCCAGCAGGCGGCGGCGACCCGAAATGTTCACGTGCGCACCTTGCGGCGTCGCATGGAAGCGGCCGGCATCGCGGAGCGCACCGAGGATGGCAACGTGCGGCCCGAAGGCTCGCGTGAGCGGCCATACGTCGATCCGCATGCGCTGCTAATCGCAGGTATTTAGCAATAGAAAGACGCACTGATTAACCCTTAAGGTAACACAACCCTATTATGAGCGCTTCAGATCCTCTACAAGCTATTTCTTTGGGAGCAGGTGTCCAGAGTACAGTCATGTATCTCATGGCTTGCGAAGGTCTAATCGAGCCTACCCCTGATGTAGCCATATTTGCAGACACAGGCTTTGAACCACGAGCTGTCTACGAGCATCTTGAGTACCTCAGCGACCTTGATGCGTCAATACCGATCGAGATTGTATCAAATGGCAACATCAGGGATGACACGTTAGCCTCTATCGATTCTGACGAGCGCTGGGCCGCAATGCCTTTGCATGTCTATAACGAGAAGGGGGAGACCGCAATGCTTAGGCGCCAATGCACACGTGAGTACAAAATTCAGCCTATTGAGCGCCACATTCGGAAGATGATGGGTCTGAAGAAGGGACAGCACGTGAAGCGACAAGTTATCCAATGGATCGGGATCACAACGGACGAAATCCAGCGCCTAAAAGAGGCGCGGAAGAAGTGGCTAACGTTTCGTTATCCGTTGTGTCTTGAAATGAAGATGAGCCGTGCAGATTGTATTAGTTGGCTCAACAAAAAAGGATACCCTACACCTCCGAAATCGAGTTGCATTTGTTGCCCATTTCATTCAGACAATTTCTGGCGATGGCTTAAACAGAAGCATCCAGAAGATTTTCGAAGTGCCTGCCAGTTCGATGAGGCCATAAGGGAAGGGCTAAAGGGTGTCGATTCAACTGAGGCATATCTTCATCGCAGCATGACACCTTTATCCGAGATTGACTTTTCGGACCCACAATATTCGATCGATTTTCCTTCACGACCTGAAGAGACAGATCCCAATTCGATGGTAAATGATTGCTTTGGAATGTGTGGGGTATAAATATGAGTGATCTGATTTTGCCAGTCACCCAACGGCAAGTGTTAGCGCCTGATGGATGGGTCAACCTGTACGAGTGGAAGGGCCTGCATTATTTTGTATCGCGCGGGAGCCTTTACGCTATCCCGATGGAAATCAAGCGCGAAACGCGCACCGTGGCCACCAACCGCGCGTCGTGGAAACTCATCGCCTACGAGCGCCCTGGCGTATGGCTCTACGCCTATCGCACCCATCACGGCGCGTGTGCGGCCATCGCCTCGCACGACCGGTCAGCCGTCCATGCTGAAGCCGTCGCGGCCACATGGGATGCGTGCATCGCCGAGGCCGTTTCTGTCTCACAAGGCATTCGTCGTCACCTCCACAGTGCCCATCCAGCACTATGATTCTAGCGCTGCGCTTTGCTTTCTACACGCTGTCGTACATGGTCCTCATGCTGGGGGCCGACCATTCGTTTGTGTCGCTGCTGTATATCCATCTGATTGCAGGATTTGTTGTTGGCAAGTTGCTTTACCGCCTGCATAAAGAGATGCACCCAGCGTCACAGGCTGCTGCACAGCCTCCGCGGACACCACAGGCATCCGATGGGGGCCAGTTGCAGCACAAGCGGTGTTTGCGCCCCAAGGATGAGATGGACACGGGCGTATGCGCACTCACCGGCCTCATTCGAGCCGGCATGTTCGATTCTACGCCGCAGCATTTCCAGCAGCGCTTGAAGGACGAATCCTGAACGCTCTACGCCGAACCGCAGATTATCCCAACCCCACAGGCCGATGAAGAAAGAGTACCTACAGCCATGCCCGCTTTCATGGGTGGAAGGCGTTTTGAAAGCGAAGGTGCAGCGCGGCGAGCGCTTCACCATGCAGGACGCTGTGCAGTCGTACCTGCTCGACAAGCTGCGCGGGCACGAGCGCTCGAAGGCGGCCTACGCCCGGTTATGGAGCTGGGGCCGCACGACACTCTACCGAAAATGGGACCAAATACAGGCCGACGCCGAAAGCCAAAAATCATTCTATGGCAGCGGCCCTAACACCCATAAAGAGAGTGGAACACCCGGCGGAACAGTCGTGGAACAGTCGCGGAACAGTGAGTGGAACAGTCGTGGAACAGGTGATGGAACACCTGCCCCCCCACCAAATCAGGGCGCAGCGCCCACAAACGCCGATAACGCAACACCCGATGGAACACCCAATGGAACAAGTGTGGAACACCCGGTGGTACAGTCGCGGAACACCGGCGATACAGGTGGTGGGACACCATATATATCAGAGTCTTTAGACAATAGAGAAAAGAGTATACACACTACACCCGCGTGCGCGCAGGAAGAGCCCACGCCAAAGGATTCGTACACAGCAGCACAGCAGATCTTTGAGCAGCACTTGGGCAAGCGCTTATCCGGCAGCATGGCCATAGAAAAGATCGCACAGTTGGCAGAAGCACAGGAAGGCTCTATGGGCTGGGATGCCCTGAAGGAGGTGTGCGACGAGATAGACAACCGGGGTTGGCTCAAAACGAGCCAGCTTGTACTACGCAAACTTCAATCGCAAGTAGAACTCATGGAGGAGAACGATGGCAACATCTACCCAATCGCTGAAGAACACACCGAAGCCAATGTCCAACAGCAACCCCGAAGAAAAAATGACCGACGCAACGCACAAAGCGACCCTGCCGGCACTTTCGAAGAGATCTATCGAGCAGCAAGCACTACCTTCGATTAGTGATCCGTCGGGGTCGGTGCCTGCCGTGTGGGAGGAGCCAGCTACGCAAGAGGACGTGGTGGCATGTGCCTCGTACGTCCTCAGCTGCGTAGAGCCCGAGAGCCGCGCCGATACCGATCGCGTGCAGATGGTCACGCGGCAGCTCGCGAGCAGAGGATACAGCCGCGCCGAGGTGTTGCTCATCGCTCGCCAGCTTCCGGCAGACCCCGACGCCTCGCACAACTACGGCCGCGGGTTCAACTTGGCCGATGCCGAGCGCATCGTACGCAAGCACCGCAAGGCGCGGGCCATGCTCTCGCGCCCCGTGACGTCCGAGGAACGTGATCGCTTGATCACGGAGCACCACCAGCTAGACCCGGACGGCTTCAAATGCTGCGGCTACCGCAGCGGCCGGGCCGCCAGTGAACCGCTGTGGCGCTACGTCCCCGACCTGGACGTCCCGCCGGGTGGGCGCCCTCTGCTAGCATCTAAAGACGGCGCGTGAGCCGCCAAGCATCCACGCGCCGCCATCATCCCCTTCATCAGCAATGAAAAGGACCATGCCTAACACCACAACATTGACCGAAGTTTTCCAAGGCCACGAAATCCGCGTTGTTCGACACGAGGGCAGCGTGTGGCTTGTGGCCACGGACGTCGCTCAGGCACTCGGATTTCGAGACGCGCACAGCATGACGCGCTCCCTCGACGAGGACGAAAAGGGGTACGCAAAAGTGTGTACCCCCGGCGGGAAACAGCGCATGACGATTATCAGCGAGAGCGGTACCTACCACGCTATTTTCCACTCGAACGCTGGGCACGCGAAAGCCTTTCGGCGGTGGGTGACGCGGGAGCTGCTACCTGCAATGCGTGAAAACCGCGCAATACCCTCCGGCGACCGTGCCCCGGTTGCATCCGGCACCATGCTGGACGTCGCTGAGCAACTCATCGGAGCCCTCCGCCAGCAGGAGCAAGAGCTCCGCGAGCAGAAGAAAGAGCTCCAGCAGATCAAGGCAGAGCAGGAACAGACCGACTACGAGCAGGAGCAGCTGCGCAGTGAGGTGCGCCATATGAGGCGCACCATCGAAGAGAAGCGCGAGCGCCCTTCGAGCCCCGAGACCAGGTACGGCCACGATGTGGCGCAGCACACGTGGGATGGCATGCGCCGCTCCATTTTAGCCATTGTCAGTGAAACACAGCGGCGCACCCGACGCCCGTTTTCTAATATCTACCGGCAGCTCCATGACGCCTGCAACCTGCAATTTGGATTTCATGGCCTGCGCCTCAAAGAGCAGCGTGGCGCATCCAGTGGACTGCAAGCCCTGAACTTCGACGAGATGCGCGCTGCGCTTCACGTCGCCCGTCGCCTCTTCAAATAAACCAGCCCACGCTATGGCTCTCTTTGACGCCGCATACACCTACTACCTCGTACCAGCACTCACAGCCCCCACGTGGTTCAACTTCGTGGTGTGTCTGCTCTTGATCTTGCTGATGGCAGCGAATGGCCTTGAGCATGGCCACATATGGGGCCGTGGTGGCTGGAAAGGTGAGCGCCCGCCCCTGTACCGCCGTTTCACCGTGCACTTTGTGGATGGCTTCATTCATGAACCTGCGTACTACCTGCTGGCCCTCGTTACGATGGCCAACCCCATCACCATCATCGCCACCGCATGGATGGGTCGTCCTATCTTCGAGGGAGCGATTAACATGGCCGCCGGGCGTCGATGGTTTGACGATGGCCGAGAACCCGAAGTCTTTTACATTCGCTGGAATGGCAAGGTGATGCTTTCTGTGGACAAAGCGCAAGGTAAGCCTGCGTATGTCCTGATGGCCATTGCCGGATGGTTGCTATGGTGCCTCCATCAGCCAATATCGCTTTGGATCCTTTCATTCTACCCCGTAAGCCCATGAAACAGCAGCAATTTGTGATCACCGTGTACGACCATGACGCCGACAACCCCGAGCCCAAGCGGAAGACCTTCACCGACGAGAAGGCTTACCGACGCGCCTTGCGAAAGGCACGCGCGAAAAACGGTGTGGACCTTTCGGAGTCCACAGAAACGACGCTCCATCGGTACCCACACCGACAGCGGGCGCTTGAAGTTTGAACCACAGCGTCATAAGTTGCATTCAACTTGTCAACATTTAGGAGACAACATAGCACAATGGGATTTGACAGAGCATTGAGCGAAGTCCTTGTGTTGGAAGGAAATTATTCCGACCATCAGGACGATCCGGGAGGTCAAACGAAGTGGGGCATCACGGAAGGTTTGGCGCGCGAATATGGGTACAACGGCGCTATGGGACGTTTGCCGAAGCGCACGGCCCGAGCGATTTACCACGACCTGTTTTGGCGGCCCCTGTGGTGTGATAAAGTCACCGATCGGTCTTCGGAAGTGGCGCTAGAGCTGTTCGAGGCGGCCGTTAACATCGACAAACCCGATGCGGATACGCGCGAATCGTTGCCGGTGCGGTGGTTGCAAGAATGGCTGAACTTGCTCAATCGCCAAGAGCGCGACTGGCAAGACATCGCGGAAGATGGCATCATGGGGCCAGTCACGCTGGAGGCGCTCGACGCCTACCTTGCCGTGCGAGACGAGCCGGAGTTGGTGGCCGCCCTCAATTCCAGCCAAGCCATCTACTACAAGTCCATTGCTGCGCACAACCCAGTCTTCGAGTCTTTCCTAAATGGATGGATGAAACAGCGCATTCGCTTGTAAATCAGCTTCCAACTGTATGCCCAAACGAACGCCATTCACCTACACCGAGGACGACGCCCTTGATGTGCTCTATACGTCCGACGTGCTGCGCCTCATGCGCAGTCACTTTGGCATATCAGCTTCGACCTACTATCGCACCCTTCATCCGGCCATCAAGAAGTACATGATGAAGCGCCGCGGCTCCAAATCCAAGTCCGTTCTCCGTTTTGAGATTATGGAGTTTGTGCGACGCATGAAGGTACATGGGGAAAAGCGCGCGATTGAATGGGCTATCGCAAAACATGGAGCCGGCTAGAACAAACCATTCGGTGTGATATGAGGACAGCGTTCGTTATGGCGCTGTCCTTTTTTTTGACGCCAACAGCCCTATTCGGTTCAAATGAAGCGCATTTGCTTTCAGCAACTTTAATTGGCTCCCAATCACTCTTCGTAGCTCGCAATAGCACTCAATTGCTTTCAAAGGCGGATCTGCACCATAGGCACTTCATTGCCCACGCAGACCGCTGATCTCATATGTTCAATCTACTCGCGCAGTGGGCACTGCTCAAAAACATCAGGGCGATGGATTGCCTGCATACGTAGAGCTTTCGGACCAGCTATCCATGTCGCAGGTGGACACAGCAGTAGACCTCAGCGACGTGCTCATGGGCAAACCGATTGCCGGCCATGTCCAGCGCATTGAGGGGCAGAAACGGCACTTCATCTGTCTTCTGGACGAGCGTAACGCGCTAACGCTGCAAGGAATCCTGGAGCAGTACGAAGGTGCACACTCCACGCTCTCCATCACAACTGTAGACGAGGATGGTGCGCCCACAGAAATCCGTGTGGACATAGGCGAGCGCGAAGAGCAGCAGCAGCCATACGAGGCGGCAGAGGCATCCATTCGTGAGGCGAAGCAGCGCGCGAGGGAGGAGGTGGAGCAAAGTTACCAAAGCAAGCTGCACGAGGCAGAACGCTCATTGCGGCGTGCAAAGGAGCGCGCTAAGGATGCAGAAACGCGTTGTGAACGCCTGCAACGCCGCGTGCATGAACTGCAAGACGAGCTGGACGAGACGCAGAACAAGAAACACCGGCGCGTAAAGCAACTGCACGCCTCCCACGAAAACGAGCTGCAAGAGCTGAAGAAAGAGAATCAGCGCCTGAAAGAAGAGCAGCTGAAGGTACAGAATCAGCAAGGATGGTGGCAGCAGATTGCTGAAACCATTGCGAAGGAAGGCTTGCCGCAACTCACGCAACTCCTGAACCAGAAGCGGCAGCAAGCGCCGCAGCTAGCGCAGCCGCAACAGCAGGCGGCCGTAGCGCCACAAAACGGTCATGCGCAGACCCAACAGCCTGCACAACAGCCCACGCAGCAGCAACCCGCACAGTCGCCCACGCAACAGGAAGATCCGTCCATGCAGCAAGCAGCAGCGAACCAACAGCAAGTATCCAAGGCCGACCAAGCAAAAGAAGTCGCCGCGCGCGACCTGCTGGAATCGGCGTTCGAAGTGATGGCTGGACAGAAGAGCCAGGAAGAGTTGGCGTCCGAAGCGAACGAAGTCGAAGAGATCGCCGCGCTTGCGGCCGAGGATTTGGGTGCGCAAGGGGCTGACCTTTCGTTTACGCCCGGCGATTGGGTTTCGATGACGGTCGGTTTGGTGCGCACATGTCTTGCGCGAAACGTGCCGGCTGAAAAGGCGCTGCTTGCCGTGAAGCCGATCGCCTTGCAGTTTGCAAACCCCAATGGGCAGTATGGCAAAATGCTGAAGCGCATGCCCGCCCATGTGGCTACCGAAGGACTCATTGCCACAGCCGGCATCAACGCTTCGCAAGCGGAGAAGCAGTACGTGACGCAAGTTCTTGAGCTCCTGAAGCAAGATCTGTAGACCCACGCATGGCACAGAGCCGCATGCTCACCACGCGTGAGCCCACATCTCCTGCTGTTGGCGTTCAAACGTCAATGGCAGGGGGTGTGCGACATTCCCGCCAAGCATACACCAACGTGGAGCATACGCTCGACGAGATGGAACGTTTGGCGAATCAGTACAAGAGCACGCAGCCCGTACGTACGTTGGCGAATCGCATCACGCGGTCTGTCAATGTGCGCAATGCGGATGCGCTGGCAACATCCATTTGGCAATGGATCCGCCAAAACATTCGCTACGTGCCGGACCCCGCGGGTGTTGAATTGCTGCAATCGCCGGACAACGTCATGCGAAGCCGCATGGCGGATTGCGACGGGATGAGCACGCTGGCCGCTGCTCTTTTGATGGGTATGGGCGTGCATAGCGCGTTCAGAGCCATCGCATCGACGGAGGAAGGCGTGTACGATCACGTCTACGTTGTGTACCAAACGCCTGATGGGTGGCACCAGCTTGATCCCACCGTGCCGTTTGAGCCTGGACCAGACGCCATGGCCACATCCGCCGTTAGCGTTTTGGACCAAACACTAACTGTTCCCACGAATGAATCTCTGAATGGACCCATGAACATCAAAGTGACTGGCTCCGATGTGCGAGCGCGCGGCATGGGAGAGCCCACCCAAAGCACTGTGCCGCAGTTCTCCAGCTTCTGGCAGTTTTTCGCCTGGCTGGTGCAGCAAGGCCCTGAATATATTCGTGCCTTCAAGGAAGGCAAGATTCAGTACCCTGGAGACGCTGGCGATGTGCCAAGCAACATTGATTGGGACGGCGCGCTTCGGCAGTCCAAAAACGCCTCGTTCTTCAGCACGCAAAACCTGCCGTATCTGCTGCTAGGCGGCGGAATCTTGTTGGGCGGTGGCTACCTCATTGCACAGTCCAGCAAGTAATCATGCGCACCACTGGCACACATGGCACACATAACGACGGGCTTGCAGCACCACGCATCTCCGACATGGATACGGTGCTTGTGAGTGTGACCGGTGCCGATCCGTCCGGCTGGATGGATTTGCGCGTACGCACCGACAGTTACCTGTTCATGTGCGCGTCGTACCGCTTTCTCGTCGTGGGTGCGCAGTCCGGCAAGCTGTACGGTGCAGGAAGCACTGAATCAGCAATGGGAGTGGATTGTGAGCAGTCCTTCCGCGTGCCGCTGGAAGGCTTCAACGGCGGCGAACAGGTGGTGATTGCGGTCTTTGACGCGGACTGGAGCCTCGAAGCCATCATGCGAAACGGGGTGCGCCTGTCAGAAGCGGAGATTGTGAGTGAGCCGTTTCCGTTGCTGCCCACGCAAGAAGGCCGGCGGCGGGGCTACTATGACCCGCCGAAAGAGGGGTGGAGCGACATTATCGACGATACCGTTGATGACTACAAAAATGTGACTGCTTCGACGACCAACCTGGTGCGCTGGCTTTCCATCGCAGGCGTTGGCGTCGTCGGTCTTTACGTCGTGGGGCCTATGCTGCCGGTGGTTCGTGACCTCATGCCCGACAAACTGCTTCAGAACGCAAGTCAAGACACGCAATGAGCCATCGACACGTACATTTCGCCCCTGAAGATGTGCAGGCCCAAGGCATGGGCGACATTTGGGATCTACTTGCCGGCTTCGTCGGCGACATCAGTGAGGGCCGACGGGCGCGAATTGTGACCGAGACGCTCGTAAACATGGGCTTGGCCGATCCGCGCATGCGGCTGGAGCTAGAACGCAATCCGCAAGCCATTGAGCAGTGGTTAAGCCATGTCGACCTTCAAGCGCTTGCGGAATATGCAGAACCGCAGCTTGAAAGCGCAAGCAACATCATTCTTCGACATGTGCTCGTGGGTGGCGGGGCCTACGTTGCTGGGCTTGCAACGATGCACTTTCTCACAAAGGACAAGTAGTTATGGCAACCGCAAGAGAAGTGCGAGAGTGGGCCGCGCTATTGGATAAAGGGCTTCGCCCCGCGATCGAGGCACGCCTAAACGCAGACCTGAGCGCGAAGCTGGAGGAACGAGGCAATTTGCTGCTTCGCATGGTGGTCGCTGAGGAACGACGGGCGCGTGCTTGGTTGCGCGATCAGCAAGACCAGCCGGATGATCGTCCAACGATCGCTCCCGGCCCCTCGCCCGGGATGCCTTCTTACTAACAAACAGATCCATGTTATGGGACGATTTGCAAGCGACGTAAACCGCGGTCTTGGCGCAGGCTTCCAACCGAACCGCAGCATTGAAACGCAGGTCAACGATTTCCTGAATCGTGCGGACCAGTATCTAGCCAAAGAGGCGCAGGATGCGCAACAGTGGCTGAATACGTTGCAAAACCTGAAGCGCAAGGTGCAAGCCGCCCTTCAGCAGGATATTCCGTCCGGTATCAAGCAGAATGGGCAGCAATTGTTGAACGCAATTGCCTCCGAGATTGACCGCGCAATCGACTACATCAACAAGCACAGCAGCTCCGGCGGCAGCGGAGGCGGTGGCTACTGATGACGGAGCAGCAGGCGCAAGTGCATGACTACCTGGATGCGCTGAACGATCTGTTGCGCGCCAGCAACGATGAAGCCTTACGGCGCGACCTTGCAGCAGAAATGCAGCGCGCACGGAAGGCGCTGCGTTCCGGCATGCTCTCGCGCAACCTCATGCCGCGCCGGCGGCATCATCGCACATGGGATGTGCTGGGGCCTTCGGCGAAGCGGGAAGCGGATTACGTCTATCAGCGTGCCGACGGACGCACAGCGTATATTGTCCGCCGCGTCGTGTTGGATGACCGAAGCCACCCGGCGCACGGCGAAAAAGGGTTCGCGGTACTGATCGACAATGTGTGGAAGGAGGCAGAGGACATCACCGAGCCGCTCCCCTACCGGTTGCCAGAGGTGCAGGCCACAAAGGCCCGCGGCGAACCCGTGTTTTTTGTGGAGGGCGAAAAAGACGTGGAGGCGCTTCGTGCGCACGGCATAACGGCCACCTGTAATCCGGGGGGGGTGCTGGAAAACCTTGACATAGGACGCCACATGAAGGGCGCACGTGTTGCTATTTGGCCGGATCGTGATGTGGCGGGGTGGATGCACGCAAAAGCAATTGCGCGTCATCTCGCGCCGCATGCTGCGTCTGTGCGCATCATCCAGCCGCCGGCAGCCGTGCCGCTGAAGGGCGATGTAAGCGACTGGATACAGCAGGGGGCAACGCGAAAACAGATCATCGATCATGTTCAAAGTCAACTATAGGCTCATGCAACAGGCACAGCAATCAGTGCGCACCACAGGCGTCTCGGGGGGAGCCGGGCTTGCATTCCAACGCGATGGCGATTTGGAGCAGCGCGTGAACGAGTGGCTCAACAAGGTGCGCAATCTTGTGGATGATAACCGCACCGGCGGAGCGATGAAAGCGGGCTTCCTCGACAATCCGTGGGTGCTTGGCGGTATTGTGACCGCCGCGGCCGGGGTTGGTCTTGCCATGTACTCAAAGAAAGGACAGTGATATGCCGCTCTCCATGCGCGACATGATGCAGCAGCGCTACACCGGTTTGACGCTGGTGCAGCCGTACCGTGACTTTTTGGGTCACATCTGGCCTGGGTTCCAGATCCTGATTTGGGGCGAGAAGGGCTCGGGGAAAAGCACGCAAATGTTGCTTTTGGCCGTGTCGCTTGTGCCGCACGCAATCGCACGCAACGGGACGGTGATGTATCTATCAGCGGAAGAAGGCATCGGGCCCGGCCTGCAACGGCGAGTAGAGCGCGTTGGAGCAGATGAAGAAGCGCTCCTCGACCACCTGGTTATCGAAGAATGGCGCGGTAGCATCAGCGACCTGAAGGATACGATCAAAGCGCACGACGTGCGTTGGATTGTCGTGGATAGCGTCAGCATCGTTGATCCAGCCTCGAAGTCTGCACGTAACTTCAGCGAATGGGCGCGTGAAAACGAAGTAGGCGTCATTTATGTGGCGCATGCTTACAAAGACGGCAAGGACTACAAGGGCGACAGTAAGCTGGGGCACGAGGTGGATGCGGTGATACGCGCCTACAAAACAGACGACCGGCGCTATATGCTCGAATCGCAGAAAAGCCGTGCGCTCGACAGTCCACCGGACGACATCGAAGCGCCGTCGTCGATCAAAGCGTTGCATAGCCCACCGTCATTGGAGACGCTACAGCGTGAGCATCCGCGCGAAAACGGGATGTGCACGAATTGGGGGGAGAAGCCCAAAAAGATCCAGCGTCAGTGCAAGGCGATCTTCGCTAAGTTGCACGATTCAGGAGCGTACGACGAGGATTTGGCGGACGATGACGCCGAAGAGGAAGCAGCCGATGCACCGGAAGAGACGGCGGATACGAATGAAGAATCGGCGGACGATGAATCAGAAGAAAGCGCGGATGACGCTCCCCAAACTGTCACCGCGAAGATTGACCAAGCGATGGAAATGCTTCAGAACATGATCCAATAACTATGCGCGAGAATCCAAGCTGCGTCGTAACCGCACATGCCCAACGCAACGACGATCCCAAAGGGCTCGAAATCTATTTTTCGGGCCGTCCACCGCAAAAGGTGCTCGACCGCCTGAAGGACGAGGGATGGATCTTCGCGCCGGGGCAAACCCCACCGTACTGGTTTCATCGTGAGGTCAACGACACCACGCTCGACACCGCCGAGGAGATTGCCGGGGGGTTCGACAATGGTCAAGACCTGAACGATCCCAAACCGGCCGCGCCAGAGTTGGAGCGGAAAGGCGTAGCACGTCAAATCGCCGTCACGAAAGAGGGCGGCAAGATTTATGTGCAGTCGCCCTACCACAAAGACTTCAACCGCTGGGTGAAAAAGCGGGGCGGGAAGTGGAAAAGCAATCGGTGGGTGCTGGATGCCCGCGACGAAGAAGCCGTCCGCGAAAAACTGTTCGAGGTCTACGGCACCGATGGCCAAGCAGTGCCCATGGTGGATGTGCGCTACAATACATCGAAGGGGGACGGCTTCGAAGGTCATAAGCAAGTATTTATGCTAGGGCGCAGCATCCTGCGCAAGAAGTCCCGCGACCGCAAGCCTACTTTGGGCGATGGCGTCGTGATTCTCGAAGGCAGCTTGCGTAAAAGAGGCGGCAGCCGACGGTATCCGGAAATAACACACAGCAATGATTTGGTGCTTGAGATTCGTGATGTGCCGAGGTCACTTGCTGAACCATTTGTGGAACGGCGCGACGAAGCTACCATCGTGCGCGAAAACCCCCAAGGTAGACCTTCAGCGGGTAAATCAGGGCTTGCAAAGTCGCTTTTGGCGCTGGCCGGGGCGCTGGGACTTGCCGTTGCTTCTAAGAAACTGTCCGCGTAATGACTATGCTCGAAGACACGCCAGAGCGTGCGTTCAAGGAGTTGAAGGCACGCTACCAAGACGCGCTTGATCAGGGACGCGTCAACCCGACCGGTCAGAAGAAAATGGATGAGCGCCTTGCAGAGATTGATGAGGCGCTTTATGGTGCGCCACGTCAAGACACCTGGTCGATGTGGCGGTATGGCATCGGCTTCGGTGCGTTACTTCTGTTTGGCATGATCGTGAGTCAGAGTCAAAACACGAAGACGCAATGAGCACCACGCCTGCAACAACGCAGAAAGAAGAGAAAGCGCAGCTGATAAAGCTTGTCAAGACCTACGTTGAGGCAAAAAACGCGGGTCGCCTGCGTGATGATATTCCCGACGAGGCGCTTGAGCAGTTTGAATCGCTGCTCGTAGAGATTGGAGGCGACCTTGGGATAGCCGACGATGTGCGTGGACAGATCAAGGCAACAGGACGTGAGATCGCAGCCGAAAAACGGCGTTTGAAGCGCTACCGTGACGAGAGATTTGCTAAGGAAGACGTTGCAAAAGAAGATCCAACCGATGCGATTGGTGCATCCGGGCGGCAAGACCCAGAATTTTCGGAGGCCGCACGCGCAGAAGTCGACCGCTTAACGAGGCGGCGGCAATCCAAAAAGTTTGTGAATCGGCACAGCGACGGCCCCTTGTCGCTAGCTGCCGTGACGGTGGTGAGTCAGGACGCTGAAAAGCTGGCGGACGACGTTCGGCGTGGGCGATATGACGCCGACGACGTGCGTGCCCTTATTGGTGAAGCAGATGAGATGCGTGCGCTGACTCCTTCCGGTGCGGCCGATGCCCTGCGCGAGGATTTTGATGCGCTCATGGATTCGGAGGTTAACATCTCTGATGACGAAGCCGCCCCCGACACGACCACGGTTAATAATCAGCCTCCAGCAAATCTGCTCGACGTCGCGTACTACAAGGCGTTTGCCCGACGTGTCGCAGAGGGAGACGTTACGCCGCAAGAAGTGGTCGACACCGTGGACGCGATGGTCGCCCACGAGGAGGCCGTAAAAGCGTCGATCAGCGAGTACACAATCAAGGAAATTAAAAGCAACTTCGGCGGGCGGTCAAGTCGCGGGAAGAAAGCCGATGTGGTGAAGGCTGCGTACATCGGCCTGCTGCAAGACCTTCTGCCGACGCGTGGGTTATCGTACAGCCCGTTTTCCGAGACGATTGCGGAGGCGGCGCAGTCCGCCGCTCGTGAGATTGACGAGCAGCAGATCCAAGACTATGCGGAAGATGTTGCCGAGCGCCGACGAGAGCGCAAAGAGCAGCTTGAGCAGATGCGAGAAGCAGTGCAAGATCCGCAAACGCTGGACGACTACCGCACGTTCGTGGAGGTTCGTGGCAAAGATGCACTGACCGACCGGCAGCAGATCACCTTCGATGCCCTTCGTTTCGAGGAGCGGTTGCAGAAAGAGCGCAGCCGCGTGAAGAAACGTGCGGCGACAGGCGTGGACGACGTCGAGTTCTCCATTGTCGAAGCGTACCACGAAAAGCGTGACATTCCGCTATGGGTCGTACAGCTTTCCGAACGCGTTGACCGGTCTAAGTTTTCGAGTCTGAAACGAGCCGCTAAGTCTCTCGGAGGATGGTATAGCAGCTACTCACGCGGGCAAGCTAAGCCTGGATTCCAGTTCGAGGACGAGGAGAGTGCCGAGGCTTTCGTGTCGGCGCAGACCGGCGAAGAAGTGGACGACGCCGTGTTCGAATGGCGGCGCAAGCAGATCCACAACGCAGAGAAAATCCGTGAGGTGGCTGAGCGGACGTATGCCAAAGCAAACGAGCGTTTGGAGCAAGACCGCAAGACCAACACGCGCCGCCGAACGCGCATTGCCCGCGGCATCGAAGCCGAAGAGCGGGAGCGCCTGCAACTGGCCGACACTATGATGAACGTCGCGGATGCGCTGAAAGAAGGCGACATCAAATTCTTGGGTGGCCTGCGCTACCGAACGGAGTTCAAGTTGCTGGAGCGCCAGTTGAGTCTTGCCCATTGGGACTACGCACGCCAAAAGTCGGAGGAAGTCGGCATTGGCGGACCAGCAGCACACGAGATTGTCGAGCAAGAGCCAATCAGTGAATTACCCCCGGCGAAACTGCTCTCCTACGTTGAGTATCCTGGCATCACGCTGGACCGCCATACGGTACAGAAACTTGTTGACCAAGCAGAAGGAGTGAAAGGGGCGAAGGCCATTGCAAAGTTTTGGAAGCGCCGCCTTTCCGGTCAAAAAATGGACATGGAGTTCGGTGAGCGGGCGACCGGCTACGCCAAAAAGAAGTATTTGGAGCTTTACGAGCGGACAAAAGACAAGGCGGGGTTGTCTAGCAACTTTGAGCTCCGTGGGCTGGAGAAATACCGTCGCATGAAGCGCATGGACATCAATACGCTCTCGGAGCTCCGTGCGGCGCTGCATGAGTACATGGAGTATCGCGGTGAACATCGTGAAGCCGATAAACTTGAAGAAGCAATCCGCGACCTGAAAAACGGCGGCAAGATTGAGGGCTTTTTCCCAACCCCCGCTGGCGTCATATCCGACATGCTTGCCGAGGCCGAGATCGAGCCTGGCATGGACGTATTGGAGCCAAGCGCAGGAAAGGGGGACATCGCCGACGCGATCCGTTCAGAGCACCCCGATGCAAACCTCACCGTCATCGAGCAAATACACTCGTTGGCCAAAATACTCGAAATGAAAGGGTATGAGAATCTGATATGGGGCGACTTCTTGGAGCACGAGGAGACGTACGACCGGATTCTGATGAACCCGCCGTTCGAGCGCAAGCAGGATATTGACCACGTACAACACGCCTACAGTTTGTTGAAGCCGGGCGGCCGTGTCGTATCGGTGATGGGAGAAGGAGCATTTTTTCGTTCTGCGAAAAAAGATAAGCGATTTCGCAGTTGGCTTGCAGAACACGGTGAATCGTGGAGTTTGCCTGACGGTACGTTCGAGGGCGGCGATTACTCCACGTCGGTCGCTACGCGCCTGGTGGTGCTGAACAAGCCGGTGGAAGAGCCGAACGCCAACGCCCCGGACGAGCCAGGGAGCACGAACAACGACGAGCCGCTTTCACTCCCTGTCCTGCGCTGGGCGCAAGGAGCCGGTGCAACACACATCGCAGAGCGCAAGCCCGAAGAGGCAACCGTTGTCCGCCCCACAGAGGACGGGCACGACGTGGCAACCGTCCGGTGGAGTGCAGAGACGGGACAGATCACATCATTCGCAGAGAGTGCAGGACAGAACCGGTGGCGAGAATACAATGCCGCCTACCACGGAGATGTAAGCAGCCTGCCGCGCATTGATTATCCTGAAGAGGGCACGCAAGGTGACAAACAAGCGGCAACACGGATGCTCTCGGCGGGTCCAGAGATCCCGTTTGTGGAAGATTGGGACGACAAAGGCACCGATCTCCCCTATCACTATGCCACAACGAGCCGTCCGCCCGGTGCAATGACAATGCCGGTGCGGTCTCGTGTGCTCTGGTCGGATCGTCGGAGCGGTGTGGTGGGCACGTCTACACCTCTCACGCTCCAGCAAGCACAGTCCGTTGAAGTCGTCCCGGCAAATCCTGATGCTGCTGCCATTATTGCCCTGGACGTGTTTACGCCTCCAACATTGGGGGAGCCAATCGTGTGGCGACTGAAGAGCACAAAAGACCTGTTTGCAATTGCCAAGGAGCCGCTGGGTCTTGGCTACACCCTGTGGCAATCTAATGAGGGAGAAGATCCCTTTGCCATTGTCGAAAACACAGGGTTGCGCGATGCTTTCGCGGAGCTGAACACCCTCGTCTATGGCAAGCCGCTGTCATACATGGGCAGTATGGGCGTCCGTATCTTCAAAGAGCGAATGGACTGGGACGCCGCCGAGGAGCCGGACGAGCCGGTGCAAGAGTCAAAGAAGTCTGACCCTCGCGTAAGCGATGCGCCAACGGCGGACGAGGTCTCTCCGAAGTGGGAGGTTGTGGATCCATACTGGGTGCCTCGCAAGGATTACAAGGGGCCAGACGGTAAGCTGTACCAACTCGGAGATACGCCCTGGCACGTCGGTGTGGCAGAGGCAGAGAACGAGCGGGGCACGCACATCCTCGCTGAGACAGAAGCACGTACAAACAAAGCCGTTAAGGCATTCTTGGCCGAGCATGACGACGTGCGCGCAACTGGCACGCTCGTGCGCCAAGACGGGCGCACCGAACGTGTAGATCAGGCCCGCATTGCCGATGTTGACCACCGCTACTTTTTCAAGCTGGACCGAACAGAAGCCGAAGGTGGAAGCCATCGCGTGAAGCTGAAGCCCAACGGCAGCATCACACTACAAGCCGTGTCGAACTGGTTCAACGAGCCGGGCACGGAAAGCGAAACTGTCTTGTATGAATACGACGACGGCAGCCGCGTTGAATTACCTCTCGATGGATTTGAAGGTGTAGAAGCATACCGCGCCGAGCATGCGGATGACATCTCCTCGTTTTTCGCGGACGATGAAGCAAAATCGGATTCACGCTCCAAATCGCAAAGCATAACCCAATCTGAATCAAGTCAAGACGACAAAGACTTTGTAAGTCGGTGGTTGGGACAGCGGCCCGACAGCGTTCCTAAAGTGGCGGACATGAATGAAGGGCAGCGTGACGGCTTGGACACCTACCTTTATGCAAGCCTGTACCGTCCTGTTGGTGGATGGATAGAGTTGCCTGTTGACTGGGATATAAAATGGAGCAGTCGTAGGCGCTCAGTTGTTGGCACTGACAAGCCGCTCGCATTGGATGTGTTGAAAAGCTACGAGTTGGTGCCTGTAAATGATGCCTCTGTAGCCAATCTTGTGCGTCGCGTGTTTGGAATGCCGGAAGCAAGCCAGCCGCTCGTGTGGCGATTCCAACGCGGAAAAGACGCTGTCGCAATTGCACGCTACAGCGATAGATTTGCCGTTTGGAATCTTCCGGAAGATGAATCTGCAACGCGGCGCTTGTTCAAAAAATTCGGCCCCGCAGTTAGCTACTTGTACGAAATAACCGACCGTCCATTACAAGAGATGGTTGGCGTGTATGGCAACGAGTTATTCAAGGAGCGTGCGGTCTCGGACGAGCCGGAGGGCATGAACACCGCCGATCTCGGAGCCGAGATCGTGGCGTACAAGGAGCAACGCCTCGGCCAGGACGTCCGCATCCGAGACCTGCAAAACGTAGAAGGGGATCTCTGGGTGGTCCTGATGGAGCATGAAGACGAGAGCACGCTCGTCCCCGGCACCTTTGAGACCGGTCTATACCACGAAGATGGCTCTTTCTCAAAAAGCCAGGTCGGCAACGAAAAGCGCATGACCGAGGCGTACCAGCGCCTGATCCAAGAGTATGCGCCCGAATCAGAGGACGACGAGCCGGAGGGCATGAACACCGCCGACCTCGTAGCCGCCGTCCGCCGCGACGGGGCCGAAACGACGTTCGACCGCGTGAAAGACGCGACCGGCACGCGCCTGACCGATCCCACTGACATCGCCGACGTGCGCGACGCGTGGGTCGATTTCGTGGAGTCCGAGAACGACACGGAGCGCTTCGAAAGCGTGGATGCCGCTTGGAAAGCATTCGCTGCAACATCTCTGCCGGATGTGCTGGCCGCGTTGGAGCCGGACGAGGAGCCGCCTGAACCCGCTTCCGGCGACGCCACCGACGAGGAGCCGAAAGGCACACCGTCCAGCAGCATCCAGGTGCGAGACATCCCGCTCGACGAGATTCACACCGACGAAGAGCGATTCCAACCGCGGGGCGACGCCTTCAGCGAAGAAACCGCCCGGAAGGTGGCCGAGAGCTACGATCCTGCGTTGATGGATCCCATCGACCTGTGGCGCGACCCCGAGGACGGCAAACTGTACGTTTTGGGCGGGCACAGCCGGTTGGCGGGCTTCCGCCGGGCCGGACGCGACACGATCCCGGCCACTATCAAAGACTTTGACGAGCGGGCTGCCATCCGGTACGCGTTGCTGGACAACGACAAAGGCACGAGCCTCACAAACAGCGAACGCGCCGCGGTTCTGCGTGGCATGCGTGCTTCTGGAGAGTTCGATTCGATTAAGGAGCAACGTGAGTTTGCGAAGGAAATGTACGACCGGAACGCGCGTGTCGTATTCGATCTGTCGTGGCTCGACCCGAAAGGAAAGGCACTCTCCGTACTCCGTCAGTTCGAGGGGCAAAACACCGCCGATGCGAAGGAGGCCGAGACAATGGCGCAGTGGGTGGGAAAGCAGATGTACCGCCACCGCGACGACTTCGAGCGTCGCCACGAGAACGAGATGTTCGACTTTCTGAAGGACAACTACCGCACGAAAGGACGGAAAATCACATCGGCCGCGCAGTTTCAAAAGTTCATCGACGACGCGAAGGCACGCGCCGGTTTCATGGGCTCGTTTGATCCGAGCGACATGCTCAACCTCAACAACATCCGTCCGAAAACCCAGCAGGAATCGCGTATTGACCAGCAGTTGCAAGAGAAACGTGAAGCCGTGCGGGATGCGGAAAAGGCATTGAGCGAAAAACGACGCGATCTCATCGAGCGCGACGCGTCGGACGAAGACATGGAGCGCATTTTGAAAGACTTCGAGTTGCATCTGCGGCGCACCCAGGAAGAATACATCAAAGCGAAGAAAGAGGCAGATACTGCGCGCAAGCATGTACAGCAGACGCAAACGAGTATGTTTGCACGCGAAAACCCGATGCTTCCGGGCGGTTACGTGCTGATTGGCGTTTGCACGGCATTGCAGACGACGCGCACCACGTTGCATCCCCGTGGGCGCTGGTGGTGGATGTTCACGACAGAGGCAATGGACTCGCTGTTGCTGCTGCCGTACGGACGTGTTCATGCAGAAGATAACGAGGACGTGAGCGGCTCACTTGAGCAGGCATTCAAGACATGGCATAGCTACGATCCACGCAACCTAGAGTTGGCATTGTACCCGACGCAAGGGGAGGAAATCTATGCCGGCGAAGCGGTAAAAATCTTGTACACGAGCGACAAGGTAATGCAGCCGGGCGACGCCCAAGGCAAGGTGCATCACTACTACCACGACTTTGTGGATGAGCACAGCGTGCGCATGATCGACGACGGAGAAACCGCCACCGTACTCATTGGGATGAAACGCGACGAGGCGGATCAGATTTTGAGCGAAAAGACGGTTGAAATTGACGAGCGTGGCATCCTAAATTAAACAAGGAGGAAGATACTATGCCTTTGGAGATACGCGACCTCGGTCACTATACAGCAGTGATCGACACCGAGACGGGCCAGATCGTCAGGAAGGCCCACGACAACAAAACCCCTGACGACGTGCACGAGGACAACGTTCTCCGTGCGCAGAACCCCGCGGAGCTTGTGGTTCACGAGAATCCCAGCGGTTCGTGTTCATGCACTCAACCATCAGACGAAGACAGCATCATGAACGATGCACAGGATTACGCCAATCAGTATGTTGACGTTCTATCGCAGGGGGCGAGCATCTTGGCCGGTGACATCATCGCCGAACAAATCGTGAGCACCGTGGACACGCGCCTGCTTGCCGGGCAAAGTTCGACGGTCCGCAAGGGCGTCAAAATTGCCGCTCCTGCCGCCCTCGGCGTGGTACTTTACAATGCTACGGACAACAAAATTCTTCAGGGCGTAGCGGTGGGCCACGGCCTCACCTCGGTGCGCTTCCTCGTGAAGGAGGGCCTGAACATGCTGTCCTCGAAGGCCAACAGCGGCACCACGACGGGCGGCTCCGGCGATTCCAGCCAAAGCGGCGTTCAGGGTGGCGTGATGCAAACTCTTCAGGGCCGTAGCGGACGCGCACTTGCCGATGGCCGCGCCGCGCTTCCGGGTGTCGCTGGCGGATATGCTGCGAACCAGTACGATTCCAATGTCAACGTATCGAGCGTCGACAATGGAGTCAAAAGCGCAGTGTCCGGCGTGTGATGATGCGTCGACGTGCCACGGGTGGTGAGCATGCGGACTCACAACCACCCATGATAGAAGAATGGCACAATGCGCGCTGCAATCGCACCAGAGAATTACACCCCTGCATTTCCCATTGCGAAGTCTGTGCCCATTCGGGCGCAGGATCGTCTTCGCACCATTCGGGATCATGTCCCGCTGACGCAAGAGGAGTTTCAGGGCGACACGATTTCGCTCTTCAACTCCAATCCGAATCGTGACAAGATCCTGCGCAACTACACCGACAACCCCTTGCCCTACAACATCCGCAAGCGGATTGTGGGCATGGGTTTTCGGATCGACCCGATCGTCGTGGAGGCCGCGACCGGCGTGGACCCCGAGGCACTCATCAACAGCTTGGCGCATGTGGGCGTGAAGCTCACGCGCGACCAGAACGCCAAAACGGTGATGCGCTACCACATCAAGCAGTTGATGAACTTCAACCAGGTGCATCTCGTCACCGCGGCGTTCAACGATGGGACGAACAGCGGATCGAAAGAAGCGGCGATCTTCCTGTCGACGCCGATTGTGCGTCTCCCTGATGCCGATCAGTTGACGCTGAAGCCGGACGAGCGGTTTGACTTGGAGTTGAAGTTTGACGACAAGACAGGAATTCCGGCTGCCGCTGACTGGAGCGGCACCATCGGCGCGTTCCTCCAAATCACCCATGAGCCGACTGGGTGACGCTTTACAGCGTGTGAGCATGCGGACCCACGCTTTTTGAACAACGCCCTTGTACGATGCTCAACAAATATGGAATTGCACCGCGGTTGAAAGGAATCGCGGACTTCGACGACAGCAAGCTGGAGCCTTTCCGGGACACCAAGGCCTTGACCACCGAGGCGGTCACGTCCGGGAATGCGCTAGCCTTTTTCCCAAGCAAGGCCGAAGGCAGCGAAGCGGATGCCAACTACATCCGCAACCCGCTGCCGCGGACACGCGCTTACGACATCGTAGGCGTGGGGATTGGCTTCACGCACTCGGTGCTGAACGTCAAGCCCTCCGAGCAGTCCACGCTGGATCTGCCGGCGTTCATCGCCGACCTGTTTCAGGCGCGGATGGTGTTCGAGACCGGTCAGCAAGACGAGCTGCTGGACCTGCACATGGCCGAAGTCTGCGCCGTGGAAGAGATCAAGTATGCGCTGGAGCCGTCGAGCGCGACCGGAACCGGTGACGGGTTTACGCGGACGCTCTCGTTCCCGGATAGCGTCATGATGCGCCTGCCGGACCCGCTGCATCTGGAACCCCAAGAAAGCTGGACGCTGGATCTGGAGTTTGCTTCAACGTCCAATTTCCTCGCGGAAGCCGACTGGGCCAACATCAGCAAGGCCGTTCCCGGCGTTATTGCCACGCTTGCTGTCGCGTTCCGCGAGTAAGCAGCCGTAGGCTGTGCGCATGATTCTGTCCTCCCGTCTCTGCAACGAGGCGGGAGGATTGTGTTGAACTGATTTCAGAGGTCATGATCGATTTCACAGACGAGCAGCTTCCTGGCACCAACTACACGCCGAGTGCGTCGGGCGTCGCAAAAGCGAACGACAAGGTGTCGTTCGAGATTTACGGTCTCAACAAACAGCGGTTTGGCGTTACGCGGATGCTCGTATCCACGAGTGATGACGACGCGATTCGCGTAGACGTGGACACCGAGAACGGCGAAAACACGCAGTTTAGCAAGGTGCTTCCAGAAGCGCTACAACGCTTCTTTGCGGACTACCAGTTGCCGGTGCCTTTCGTCATCAAAACCACGCAATTCATGAAGGTGACGTTCACCAACACGTCCGCATCGGATGTGGATGTGTCGGTGATGGTGCAGGGGTTGAAAGACGATCAACTCGCAGTGCGAGAACAAACCCTGCGGGAAAAATTTGGGCGGCTTCCGTCTGTGGAGTTTGCCTACGGTACGGCAGAGATCGGGGCGGGCGCTAGCCTTCTGCCCGTCGACTTGTTCACGCCCGTTGGCACGTGGAAAACCAAGCGGTTTGCGATTGGGACCACCGCCACGGGTGCGAGTGTGCGCAAGCTCTCCGCGCGGCTCATGAAGGGAAATAACACCCTCAAACGTGAAGTGGTGCTGCCGTTGCTCCGTCAGCAGTTTGAAAACGGGCAAATGGAGGTTGTGCCGTACACCTTCGAGAACTTTGCGGCTGTTGATGTAGAGGTCAGCAACAGCGACACCGTCGCGCATACCGTTTCCGCGTTTACTGCACTGCTCCCCCCGTTTGTCTATGAGTAATGCACTGTACGAGGATTATCTCCGCTTCCGTGTCATCGCGGAACTGGGCAAGCCCGAAGCCACAGTCAGCCGGACGACGTCGGCTCAAGACAGTGCACGGACTGTCCTAAATGCCAACGATTGGCGGGCTGGGTTTGTCATCCACAATTCCGGCGACACCATGGCATACATTCGCTATGGCCAAGAGGAAGCAACGCTCGAAGAATATTCGCATGCCTTGCCGCCAGGCGCGGAGTTGGATTATGCAAGCGCGGGTCTGTTCGGCGTACCAAGTGACGCGATCACGGTGATCTTCGACGGCTCCACCGGTGAAGTCATGAGCACGGAATGGAGCTACACGGGCAATTTGCCCAACCTGCGCCGCTTCCTTCGAACGCATGACCTGACGTAATGCCCTGTCTATGCAAAATCAAGCAGTCCAATGCGCTTAGCCCACCCGACATACCATTGCGCAAACTCCTTCGCACAAAGTGGGGCCGTGCCGGGGCCGGGCTGTTTGGTGCGTACGTTCTCTACCAACTCGCATCAGCGAAAGATGCCAACGCTATCCAGCCTGACGCGCGACTATTCGATCCTGAACCCGAATCTTCCCCCACCGGACCTGATGCCTGACTCTGCACTCGCGAAAATTCTCGTGGGCGGGTTTAGTGCGCTGCTGTACGTCAAGGAAGACATTCTGCTCGCCGCGGTGGCGTTGTTTGCGTTAAATACGCTGGTCAGCATCTGGTACACGTTCATCGAGCCGGAGCGTCTGATGGTTGACCTTGCAGAAGGTACGTTCAAGCGCCTCGGCGCGTACATCATCGCGCTGATGATGATTGTAGTGTGGAGCCGCATGGTCGGCGACATCGAGGTAATTCGGCGTTTTGCGTTTAGCGCTGTCGGTGGCATCGAGCTAGCCGTCGCCCTTGGAACGCTTGCGCGCATTGTGCCCGGCTTCGAAACCTATTACCTGTGGGTACTGCGCTGGATACGCCAATACACGCCGATTGAGCCGTCCGACGAGGACATTCAGCGCCTCATCGAAAAGAAAGAGGAGCAATGAGGATCTGCGCCCTGCTCACATTGCTGTTTTTCAGTGGGTGCACGTCGTTGCAGCGTGCCACGCTGCCCGCGCAGCCCTCAAGCGCTGTGCTTGCGCCGCCGGACACCCACAAGGTGGCCCTTGCGCTCTTGCCGGTCGTGCTTCCGCCTGATGCTGTGCCGACGCAGCCGCTTTCCGTCGAGGTTCAACCGAAAACGAGCGATTGGGCGTCGCTAGTTGTTGGCAAAGTCGAGGTCGACCGCTCCACGGAGCCGCAGCGCGTTCGCATTACATACGAGCGCAACGGACAGACGTTGCAGGAAACGTACAAGCTGCCAGTTTTCGGCGAACGCCTCGTGCTGTTCCCACGGAAGGCTGCAACGGACAGCGCGGATGCGCAAGCCTTTGTCGCTGGACGCCCTGCTGCACGCGAGGTGAGCGTTGACGTGCACGATGAAGGATGGTCGTTGAAAGATCGGTTGGCATTGCTTGGAGCGGCTGTGCTAATCGCTGTCGTTGGCTACTTCGCACTGAAACTTTGGGCATGAGAATAACCGACGCTGGACTTAATGGATTGCCCGCACCGGTGCTTGCGCCGCGACGTACGGCCACACGCCCAACCGAAAGCACGGCTGTGACCGATCAGCCGGATGCGTACCGCCTACAGCCATCGCCAACAACAGCCCCAACGACGCCACCGAAGAACAAGATACCAGCGCCGGAGACGCCTGATTGGGCGTGGCTGTGGGGCATGGGGGCTATTGTATCGCTGTATTTTGCTAACCAATACCTGAACCGATGAAAGCAATTACCACAACAGGAGCAGGCATTCAGGAGCAGCCGCGTGCCGGGCTCGGCTTGCTGAGCAAGATGCCCCCCATTTACTACCAGTACCAAGGGCAAAACAAAGATCGCCCAGACTTATCCGCAGCTTCGCGCGACGAGCTTTTTCAGAAGCTGATGCTTCAGCTCACGCGCGAACAGGCAGAGTATATTCTGACGGATGCTGGCCGCCAAGCAGTTCGCGACGCGTTGTATGAACGTGCCCAAGAAGACATTTACGTGGAAACTGGCCCGTTCTCGGACGGCAAGGGGAAAGGCATCGAGCGGTCCAACGATTGGGCTGATTGGGCAGTGAACGTCTACGAGGAGGCTGCGATTGCGTGGTTGCAGCAGAATGCAACCGGAGGCGGTGGTGGCGGCGGTAATCCCGGCGGTGGCTCCGGTGGTGGCGGCGGTAATCCTGTTGGTGGCTACGGTGGCGGCGGCACGACGCCCACCACCGGCGGCATCATGGCTGGTTTTGGCGGCCCCATGAGCCTTGTCATTGGGCTCGGCGTCCTTGCCGGCGGCGGCATCTACGCATGGAACGAGATGAATAAGTAATGGGCGGATTCTCTAGCGACATTCAGCAACCGAAGCGGCTTTCTCCGCAGCGAACGGCTCTAGTTCAGACGTCCGCTGCCTCTGATCCGGGCATGGGCTCGGTGACGGCGGCCATCGCCACGTCGCTTTCAGCCGCTGTCGGCCCTATCCTGTCGCTCTTCACGAAGTCGCCAGCGCAAAAAGCATTCGAGCGCGAATTGGCCAAGTTGCGCATACAGCAGGCCCGTCAGCTCGTCGACGTGCAAATGCGCAACCTGAAGCGCCGCATCGAGGAGGAAATACGAACGCTGGAGCAAGCCCGCCTTGCCAAAGAAACCAATGGGGCGATTTGGGCGACAATGGCACGCGGCCAAATATTGGCAGCCATCGGCGATAGCGTTCCGAACGCTTCGGTGATTGCGACGACCGGCGCAGAGCGCGTGCGCGAAATGGCGTTGCAGCAAGCCGAACAGATCGTGTGGCTTTCCAAAGCGCCGGAGGTCGTGGGAGGCGTCGCCGCGGGCTCGGGCCTTCTTCTCGCTGTCTATACAGCCTACAAGAACCAAAATGGCTAATTGGAAGCCCGAAAACATCGTTGCACAGGTCATCACCGCACAAGACCGCGGGTTGATTCCCTACTACAAAAAAGCCGGCGCAAAGTACGGCTTTGAAACCGCGTTGCTGCTTGCAAAAGACAGTCGCGAAAGCTGTCTGGGGCTGTGCCTCGACCCGGACGGCAAGGGCGACAACGGATATGGGTGGGGCATTTCGCAGATCGACAGCCGTGCATGGCCGGTGTTTACGCGCACCACTTCACCGCTGAATCATGAGGCAATCATCATGAAGGGAGCGGAGATTCTGCGGCAGTACACCAACGCGTTCGGTGGCCATGCCGGGGGCCAAATCCCGTTGGGGCTCGCGGCCTACAACGCCGGCCCGCAGAACGTCCACGCGGCAATCCTTGAAGGAAAAGACATCGACGCCTACACGACCGGTGGAAACTACAGCACCGATGTGCTGAAGCGATACCGCGTCATCAAGGAGGCATTTCCACAATATGCCGACGGCGGAGCGCCGTACGTTGCCGGATTCGGCGGCTGGTGGGCGCTGGTCGCCGGTTTCGGACTCGTAGGAGCTGCTTACTACATGAACAAGCAATAAGATAAGACATGCGGAATCTCGGGCGAAAGTCAGTTGACTGGACAACAGAAGAACGGACAGTCGACAGTCAAACATCGCAGTTGTCAAAGCGCCTTGAAGAGGCGCTTCTGATATTCAATCCAGCCAGCTCCGGCGCGAACTTGTACGTTGGAGAGGAGGGGCAGGAAGTGATTCTGATTGAGCCCGGCGGCAGCTTAGAGGTTGCATGCCCCGGCCCCAAGGACGTCTTCGCAAAGACAGACGGCGCTTCGATTGATGTTCCTGTGTACGCATTGAGCCGATAGCCTATGTCCGAGCTCCACTATACCCCCCCACCAACGCCTGTTGCCCTCAAAGAGCAGCTAGAGGTTGCAAACGTTACTGTGGGTGCGCTATCGGACGGTGACGTGATCCCGGCCGGGACGCCGCTGGATGAGGTGCTGCGGCGCATCCTCGTGAAGGCGCTTGCGCCAACCCTTTCCCTTTCCGGCACCGGAGACAAAACCGTTGAGGTCGGTACCGAGATAGCCCCCACACTGACAGCCACGTACGACAAACGCGACGGCGGCAACCTGAACGCCCTCACAATCAACGGTACGGATGTACGGCCTGCGCCTTTCGAGTTGAGCCCGGCCCCTTTTCGGATCGGCTCTGCTAGTGACATTTCAGCAGACGTGCAGTATCAAGCACTCGCGGAGTACGATGACAGCGGCGCGACGCCTGCCGGAAGCGTGAGCAGCAATGTTGTGACGTACCGGGGCGAACGGTATATCTTCCGCGGCACATCGAACGCTGCCCCTACTACGTCCGCCGACGTCCGCGCGCTGAATGCCTCCCCTATTTTGGGTGTTCAGGATGGCACAACCTTTAGCATCGACGTACCGGACGGCGCAACAAGCGTTGAGTTTGCATATCCAGCCCTGCTCGGTACCGTTGCCAAGATTGAGTTTGTCGGTGCGCTAACATCTGATGTGACCGGCGATTACACGCGCACCACTGTCGCAGTCAATGGGGGGGCAGGCGACGGCTCCTACGCGGTGGACTACTACGTCTACCGCCGGGAGCCGTCGAGCGCATATACCGCCGCCACCATTAACGTGACCATATAAATTATGGCTGAGGCACTTCCATTTCAGCTATCATATCAGGGCGCAGGCCCGCTCGACACGCGCGAGCTGCCGGGCGTCGCCGTCAAGGATTTGAGCGCGCACATCGCCTCTGATCCGACAGCGTTTACCGGACAGACGTTGCGCGTCGCCGGTCGGCTGTACTTGGTGACAGATCCCGATGCCGGCTCATGGCGTCGCTACGACGGCCCGCGTCGCCTGTCCGATACCATCAACGAATACGAACTCAAAGAGTGGATTCTGAATGATGCGCAGGTGTTCGAGGGCGAACACCTATGGTTGGAGGCTACGAATGAGGAATACGTGGTCATCTCCACCACAGAAGGCACGTGGCGACGCCTCTCCACGATCCGAGAAGTGCCGTCATCCATCGATGAAACCGAGCTTCAGTCGTGGTTGAGCAGGACACCCGACAGCGTTTACCCCGGCGAACTCGTGTGGTCTGCGGGGCAGCGGTCGTTCTATTACGTCACCGACCCCGACACGGGCGCGTGGCAACGCGTCAGTGCGCGGTTGGTGCTTGATACCAGCGAAGTCAATCTGTCGCAGGCCATCCAGTCCAACGCTGCGCTTCAGCGTGGTGCTATTGTCTGGCTTACCAGTACAAAGGCTGCTTACCTCGTCGTCGACGGCACCGATGGGCTGTGGAGACGCCTTGCCGGGCGTGCTATCGTGCGCAACGTCTCGGAAAGCGGGCTCACGGCACATATCACATCCACCACCTACACCTACCAAGCCGGGCAAGACATTTTCCTCGTGGACGAGGAGGCGCTGTACACTGTCCTCGATCCCGGGAATGGGCGGTGGCGCAGGATTGCAGAGCCCACGGCTTCACGCGTCGTGCGTGTATCGACAGACTTCACCGTCAGCGTGGAGGACGAGGAGCGGTTGTTCGTCATTGATACGTTTCTCGATGACACAGGCGGTTATGGAACGCCGCGCACCGTCACTTTGCCCACAGGTGCGCCGCTTGGATGGAGCGTCCGCTTCCAGGTTGACAGTTACATGGCGCTTCGCTTCGATGACACAAACGTGACGCTCCGAGGCGGCACCGACGTGCTTGAGGAGGGCCGCTGCGTGCACGTCACCTGCACCGACACCGATACATTTCGCGTGGAGGCGGCAGAAGAACCGTTTGTGCAGTCCTCAACCACCTCACTAGCCTTTGATCGGGGCTTTCAACTTGAAGGCCCTGTACCGCAAATCGCGTCGTTGTATCTGGACAACCGGTACAGCGCTACCGAACCCACAATTTGGCACACCAACGCGGGAGCCGCGACACGCGAAGGCTCTGTAGTGATCGCGGCAGACGATGGCACCCACTTATTTAGGGTGACGACGGATGTGGGGATGCCGGTAACGCTTACACACATGTTCCAAGAGAATGTCGTAGTGACTTACGACACCGATGGTCGGCGCATTGTGATGCTCGACCCTACGACGCTTCCAGATAGCGCACCGACCGTCACGCGCACTGCACCGCTGGCTACGAGCGCCACGACACTGTATCCGCTTTGCGCTGATTGGGTAGATGCCACGACGTACGTGCTGCTGCTCGAAGATCCCGACACACCGCGTCTTGTAGAGGTGCGCGTGAACGTCGCCACCGGCTCCATTATCTCCGAGCGGACGACAAGCGACGTGCTCAACGTCGATGGGGCGTTTTATCGCATGCCGCGGCGTCACGTGTACGACCGAACAAACGATCGCGTGTACCTGATTTCCGACGCGGCCGCGTTTGTCGTAGATCCCTCCGACTGGCTTAGCCCAATCACCACAATACGCCTCGAATACGTGGCCAACGAGCCGGATTTTTGGAATGGCGTAATGGCAAACGGGCTGATTTACGTCGGCGAGTCCGGGCGCAACTTGTCTGCTATGCAGGCGACGCTTCCCGGGGGCGGCGTCGCCGGACGTCTAGCCGTTATTGATCCGAACACGATGAAACTCGTTGCCCACTTGAATGGTGTGTATATGCAAGTTGGCGATGAATTAGCAGTTGTGCCCAAACGGAATTGGATCGTGGGTGCGCCTTACGCTGGAACGCTTGAGGTAGCAAGCCTGGAGCAGCAAAGCGTACCGTACCGGTTTGATACGTCGATGGAAGGGCCTGGAGCTGCATTGCATCTCGCCGACCAAGGCAAGGTCCTTTTCATAACCGACACTGACTATGCGTTCTACGATTATTAGCGTCTTCTTGCTGCTGTGCGTGCACACAATAGCAAGCGCACAAGCGTGGGTAAAGGACACGGACGGCCCCGGCGGCAGCACTATCATCGGTCAGGTGGGCTATCAACAGATGATCGCCCCGGACGGGAT